CGTTATACCGAGCAGGCGTTCGTTGGCAATGGCAACGCGATCCGCAACGGCGAAATCGGCCAGCTCTACGGGATTCCCGTGTTCACGACCTCAAACGCAGACTACGGTGCGGGCAACAGCGGCGCCGATCGCATCTGCTTGATGGGCCATCGTGACTCGATGATCTTGGTCGAGCAGGTCGGTGTACGTTCGCAGACCCAATACAAACAAGAATATCTGGCGACGCTCTACACCGCCGATACCCTGTATGGTGTTGCGGCTCTGCGTTCGGCGGCGACCGCCGGCGCTGCGCTGTCCAGCTCCGCGTATGCGTTGGCCGTGCCTGCCTAATGCAGACCTGCCCTCCGTCAGTAATGGCGGGGGGCATCTTTAACCTGTTTAGGAGATTCAACTATGGCTGCTGCTACCGCAATAACTTCCCGTCGCGGGAATGACCAGTTTCGCGGTCTTTTTAGCGATACCTGGCTCGTTGTCGCTACGCTGGACGCCGGTTCATTGGCTGATGGCGCGGGTGAAACGGACACTGTGGCCGTTCCGGGCGTTGCCCTGGGCGACATGGTGCTTGGCTGTTCTTTTGCTGTGAGTGAAGTTGGCATGAGCGTTACGGCTTATGTGGACTCGGCTGGATCGGTGTCGATTCGTATTCAAAACGAATCGGGTTCGACGGTCGATCTGGCGTCTTGCAAGATTCGTCTTGTAGTCGCTCGCTGCATCGTTTAAAGACGGGGGGCTTCGGCCCCCTTTCTGCGAAAAAGGACTGATATGGCTACCTTTCGATGCTTGCAAAGTGGTAATACGGTGACGTTCACTTTGCAGCATGATATTGATTCAATGCGCGGGCATCAAGGCTATGTTCGCATTGACGACGAAGCACAAAAAGAGGCGTTTGACGCGGTGCCGATGCCGTCAGGCATGGTTATGACGCCGCCCGAGCAGATCAAACGCCGTGGGCGCCCGCGTAAGGGGGTTTAAGATGAAAGAAGGCTTCCAAAGCAAGCGCTCGCCACTTTTTCCCCTGACACCGCCTACTCATTATAGCCGGGCGACCGCCGCTGATGGCGGGCCACTTCCGTGCTTTGGCGGCGGCGGAACGGGTGGCATCGAAGATGCGCGGTTTGCAGTTGCGCGGCAAGGCTACAGCCCATTCGCGATCGTGAAGGCAAGTTCGCCGATCGCACAAGACACGTACGCGCCCTATATCGACCTCATGAAGGAAGTGAAGACTGGTTTCGGCCGGACCATGTCCCATCTTCCTGCGGTATTCGGCGTATCCCGGCAAACGCTTTACAACTGGCTGAATGGCGAAACCCCCAAGGAGCAGCATCACGACAAGCTCGTACAGCTTGCAGCCGCTGCACGCGTATTCACCGAAGCTGGATTCAAGCCCACAGCTTTGTCTTTCGAACGCATCGTTGCTCAAGGAAAGTCCTTCCTCGAACTGATCGCGCAAGGCGCCGAAGGCAGGGAAGCAGCCGAACGGCTGGTCCGAATCGAGAAACGAGGAATGGCCGCAAGGGCGAAACTCGACGCCCTACTTGGCGACAGAACGCCTTCCCGCCCGAGCGTCTCCGACATGGGTCGCCCGGCACTTGATGAAAATGTCTGACGGGCAGGGACGGTATGGCTGTTGCCTGGACTCGAGATACGCCATGGCGCCAGGGGCATATCCTCACAACGGACGCGGTAGAAGCGCTCGGACTGCTACATCCCGAAACACCAGATTCCACCTGCGTGGTCGTCATCGGTCACGACTGTGATCTGGCCAACGACGACCTGCAGGTCGAGCCGGATGTGGAAGTCATTATTGGTCGTCGGCTCGATCAAGGGAACGGCAGCTACTTCTGGGCGAAAGCTCCCCGTACGCTCCACGTAGATGTCCTGCGAGGTGACGCAGCAGCCGTCATCGAGCTAGTCGCCACATCAAAGCGACTGGTTGCTATCTGGCACGACCTGCCCGTTGGCGACGCAAGACGTATCGGTTAATCTCAAAAACCGTAATCATGCGTTCAAAGAATATGGCTATGGGCCGCCCAATCCTAACGAAGCAAATGACGCTTTTTGGCTAAAAAAGGCCAAGATGTATAACGCGCCGACGAGTGCCATCAAAGGTATGCGCTGCGGGAATTGCGCGGCGTTTATCCAAACCCCAAAAATGATGGCTTGTATTATCGGCGGTTTGGAAAAAGACGAGAAAAAGGGCGAATTGTCCTACGACGAGCAGTTTGTCGCGGCTGCCGATCTTGGCTACTGCGATCTGTTTCAGTTCACTTGTGCCTCGGCCCGCACTTGTGACGCGTGGAAATCCGGTGGGCCAATTACAAAGGACTAAACCATGAAAATGACCAAAGGGCAGAAAAAAATCGGCAAAGTCATGCACGAATACAAGATGGGCGAGCTGCACTCCGGCAGCAAATCAGGGCCGATGGTGAAATCGCGTAAACAGGCCGTGGCGATCGCTATGTCTGAGGCCAAAATGCCTAAAAAGAGAGCGCGGTGAAAACCCCTGCGTGGGCCAGAAAAGAGGGAAAAAACCCCAAAGGCGGCTTGAACGCTACTGGTAGAGCGTCTTATAATGCGGCTACCGGAGGCAATTTAAAGCCTCCGGTCAAGTCAGGTGATAACCCTCGTCGGGCCTCCTTTTTAGCAAGGATGGGCGCAATGCCTGGGCCGGAACAAAAGAACGGGGAACCGACGCGTCTTTTGCTATCCCTCAACGCATGGGGTGCTTCGTCCAAAGCAGACGCGCGGGCCAAAGCCCGCGCTATTTCGGCGAGGAACAAGGCGCGTAAATGAGGCCAATTTCGATTGGAAGCAACCCGACTGCCGCCACCGCTACGACTCTGTACACGGTGCCGAAGGGCTATTACGCCAGTTTGGTGCGCATCCACGCGGCTAACGCCACCGCCAGCAACAAACACATCACTGTTAGTTGGTATGACAGCAGCGCGGCAACGACATATAACTTGCTTTTTGAGTATACAGTTACGTCAAAAACCTACATAGATTTAGATTCTGGCACTATCGCGGTTTTGGAAGAAAACGACACATTGTCGGTTACCACCGAAACAGGCGCTACCTATGCGGTAGTTGTGACTTTTGAAATTGAAGGGAACCAGCGGGCATGAGCACCACTTACCTAGACGCGGTTAACGATGTTCTGGTGCGCCTGCGTGAAGTGCAGGTATCCAGCCTTTCTGAAACAACCTATTCCGCGCTTATTGGCAAATTTGTCAACGACGCCAAACGGCAAGTTGAAGATGCCTATGGTTGGAATGTCCTTACGACAACGATCCCTATCTCTACGGTGTCCGGCACGTCATCCTACACGGTTACGGGTGCGGGGCAGAAGTTTCAAGTCAAGGACGTGATTAACGCCACCAGCTATACGACGCTCATCAACGTGACATTTGCGATGATGAACCGTTACCTGAATTTCCCCGCAACGCCCGGAACCGGAATCCCGAATTACTACGCCTTCAATGGTGTCGATAATTCGACATACGATGCCAAAGTAAGCGTATTTCCGGTGCCGGACGGCGTGTATTCGCTACGGTTTAGTCTTGTGGTGCCGCAAGCGGCGCTAACCAACGCCACGGACGTGATTCAAGTGCCCGCCGAGCTGGTCGTGCAAAATGCCTATGCGCGAGCGTTGGTTGAGCGCGGCGAGGACGGTGGGCTTAGCAGTTCTGAAGCCTATCAGCTCTACCGGTCTATGCTGTCAGATTACATCGCACTGGAAGGCACACGCTTTCCGGAAGAAGGTCAGTTTGTCGCTATTTAAGGCCGATTGAATGTCGCAGACCATACAGGTATACACGACCGCTGCGCCGGGGTTTTTTGGGCTAAATACCCAAGATTCTCCGCTGGATTTGGCCGCCGGTTTTGCTTTGGTGGCGAACAACTGTGTGATCGACCAATACGGGCGCATCGGCTCGCGTAAGGGCTACACCAGGCTCAATTCTTCCAGCGGTAATTTGGGCGCCAACGATGTGGGCGTCATGCACGAACTGGTGCAGTCGGACGGCACATTGACCGTGGTATTCGCGGGCAATAATAAACTGTTCAAACTTGACGGTAGCAATGCCGTAGTCGAGCTGACCTACGGCGGTGGCGGCACAACGCCGACTATCACCGCGAGCAACTGGCAGTGCGCCTCGCTCAATGGCATCGTCTATTTCTTTCAGTCCGGTCACGATCCGCTGATTTACGATCCCGCCGTCAGCACCACGACCTATCGACGCGTATCAGAAAAAACGGGTTACGTCGCCACTGTGCCGAGCGCCAATATCGTCTTGAGCGCGTATGGCCGTCTGTGGGCTGCGAATACCGCAACAGATAAGACCACGATATATTTCTCCGATCTGACGGCGGGGCATGTCTGGTCTACCGGCACGGCGGGGAGTCTCGATGTCAGCCGCGTATGGGCCAAAGGCTCAGACGAAATTACCGGTTTGGCCTCGCACAATGGTTTCCTGTTCATCTTTGGCAAACAGCAGATTCTGGTCTACGCCAACGCCACCAGCCCGGCCAATATTACTTTGAATGACACCGTGGTCGGCACCGGATGTTTGTCGCGTGACAGCATCCAGCCGATTGCGACTGATGTTATTTTCCTGTCGAATACCGGCGTGCGCTCGTTGTTGCGCACTATTTCGGAAAAGTCCTTGCCGTTCCGCGATCTGTCGAAAAATGTTCGTAATGATCTAATGAACCTTGTCGCCAGTGAGGATGTATCTACAATCAAGTCTATATTTTCCGAACGCAATGCTTTCTATCTGCTGAACCTCCCGGCGTCAAAAAAGACGTATTGCTTCGATACGCGGGGGCAGCTCGAAGATGGATCGTCACGCGTTACGACATGGGATTCGATCGAACCGACTTCGCTGCTATCGCTTCGTAACGGCGACCTGCTATTCGGCAAAAACGGCTACGTCACCAAGTATTACAACTACCAGGATAATACATCCAGTTACCGGATGCAGTATTACACCAACCACGCCGACCTCGGAAATCCGTCGCAAACGTCGGTGTTGAAGCGACTAGGCATCGTGGTGATTGGTGGCAGCAACCAGTATGTCACGTTCAAATGGTGCTTTGATTTTTCAAACAACTACCTATCAGCCAATGCGTTTATACCCACGCAAGGCGTTTCCTACTATGGGGTAGCAGAATACGGCGCCAACAGCAGCCCGCTGGCGCAATACTCGGATGGGGTAGCATTGCAAACGCTGGTGGTCAGCGCCAGCGGTGCGGGTAAAGTGGTGCAGACAGGCTATGAGGCCGATATCAACGCGGCGCAGCTGTCCTTCCAGAAAATTGAGATTCAAGCCAAAAATGGCAAGTTTACGTAAGGGCACGTTATGTCAAATTATGTGAAAAGCACCAACTTTGCGACCAAAGACAATTTGTCATCCGGCGATCCGCTGAAAATTGTCAAAGGCACCGAGATCAACACGGAATACGACAATATCGCCACGGCGATTGCTACCAAAGCCGATTTGGCGTCGCCTACGTTCACCGGCACCGTGATTATGTCCACGGCAACGATTGCCACCGCAAATATTTCCGCTGGAACGATCACCGGCATTACCGATCTGACCGTTGCCGACGGTGGCACGGGCGCGTCTACCGCCGCCAATGCTCGGACAAATCTCGGCGCTGCGGCGTCGGGGGCTAATTCTGACATTACGGCGTTGTCCGGCCTGACCACAGCGTTGTCGGTAGCTCAAGGTGGCACGGGCGCTGCATCCGCAACGGCCTATGCAGTTCAGTGTGGCGGCACAACATCCACCGCTGCGCATCAGTCTGTCGCTTCGTTGGGCACTGCCGGTCAAGTTTTAACCAGTAACGGCGCCGGCGCGTTGCCGACATTTCAAACAGTGTCTAGCATTACCCAAAGCACCGCGCAAGCCACTACGAGCGGAACAAGCATAGATTTTACGAGCATACCATCCACCGCTAAACGGATCACAATCCTGTTCGACGGTGTGTCTACAAATGGCACCTCCAACGTAATGGTTCAACTTGGAACATCAAGCGGGGTTGAGGCAACGGGCTATTCTGGTTCGGTCGATTTTGTAGAGGATAACGCTGGTGGAACTACATTTTCGACGGGGTTTTTGGCCGACAGAGCATTAGGCGCCAGTGATGTAAGAACTGGCCCCATGACTATCTCTGCTTTCGGGTCGAATAAATGGGTCGAGTCATCCACTCTGTCCAACGCCGCAACCGCTTTGCTTCTAGGTGCTGGGGTTAAAACGCTCAGCGGAACGCTTGATCGTATCCGCATAACCACAGTGAACGGCACTGATGTATTTGATGCCGGCAGCGTCAACATACTCTATGAATAACAGCATGATCGCGCATCATTTTGCCAGCGGGCTATACGCCAAAGAAACGCATGTGCCGGCGGGTATGGCACTGCTTAAGCACACGCACAACTATACTCATTTGAGTATATTGGCGCAGGGTAAGGTTGCCGTATTGCGCGGCACTGAAATTGACATTATTACCGCCCCCGCTTGCATCGAAATCGAAGCGGGTATGGTGCATGGCGTCAAAGCGATTACCGATTGCGTATGGTTTTGTATCCATGCCACTGATGAAACCGATCCCGCAAAGATCGACGAAGTATTGATTAAAGGAGTTTGATATGCCGTGGATGCTTCCCGCCGCCATAGGTGGCTCAGCCTTACTAGGCTTTATGGGTAGTCAAAGTGCCGCCGATGCGGCGTCTAGTGCTGCCGGCACATCTGCTGAAGCCCAACTTGCCGCCGCTCGTATCGCTGCCGAAGAATCGCGGTTTCGTCCGGTAGGCATCACAACGCGTTTCGGGCAGTCTAGCTTTACGACCGGCCCCGATGGCCGTGTCAGCGGCGCCGGGTATACGCTATCGCCGGAATTGAAGGCCATGCAAGACCGCATTATGGGTCTGACCGGCCAAGGGCTGACCGAAGCCGAAGCGGCGCAAGGCCGCTATGCACCGCTGACCGGTGCGGCGCAAGGATTGTTCAACTTGGGCGCTGGCTACCTGGCTCAATCACCGGAACAAGCCGCCGCTCAATGGATGCAAAAACAGCAGGATTTGCTGGCCCCCTCGCGTGAACGGCAATACGCGGGCTTACAGAACCAGCTATTTCAAACAGGGCGCGGCGGTCTATCCGTAGGCGCAACCGGCACTCGTCCGGGCGGTGGCGCCGGCCTCGGCGCGGCTAATCCCGAGATGGAAGCCTATTACAACGCGCTGGCGCAACAAGACGCGGCGCTGGCGGGTCAGGCGCAGCAGATGGGCCAGCAGCAGACCGCTTTTGGCGCGGGGCTATTCGGCACCGGCGCGGGGCTGCTCGGTCAATATACTAGCGGCCTGACCGGCGCGTATTCGCCGTTCCAAACGGGGCTTGGCACCGCGCAGAGTATCGAGCAGCTCGGTCAGAATCCGTTGGATGTAGGCGCTGCATTGGGTGGGCGCAACGTCAATACAGCCGGCGCGAACGCGCTACTGCAAGGTGGAATA